CACCAGTGAAATGCCAGATGAACATAAGTCTTTTAACTTAGTTGCATTGAGAAATGGTCAGTTTGCTCTGTATCCAAACAATCGTTGTCGCATTTATGATACATCAATGACACCCGAAAATGTGAAAATACCTGACTTTAAGGTCTCAACACGCATTTTTGAAGTTGAAAACGATGTGAAGTGGGGTCGATTAGGAGATTGTGATGATTATTTCTGGACAACACCTGATGAACGAGAAGAAAAATAAGCATATTTTGAATTGGATACGAGATTTATCTAAAATTCGACCAGAATTAGGTAATTTTGCGGTGTGTCCTTATGCATCAACCGCAAATTTTATCATTTTAGAAGAAAAATTACGAAAAGTCACACCAAGAGCGGGTTGGGATGTCGTAATTTACATTGTTGAAGATGATCATGACGAAGATTTTCTTTATGCTATGGTCGATGACTACAATCGAACCTATTCAAAGTACAAATTTATAGCTGATCATCGAAAATCCAACACAAAAATTAATGGAGTACCGACAAGTAACGGAAAATACAATCTTGTTTTGTGCCAACCAAGAGAAGAATTGACAGAAGCGAGAAAAAAACTCGCAAAAACCGACTATTATTCATATTGGGATAAATATTACCTTAAAGAGGTCTTAGAGGATGATTATAAAACCGTTGAAATTCACATTGAACCAGAATTAGGATGAAAACTGACACATTATTACGCATTTACATCGCTGTAAGACGAAAAACATCAAAATTAAAGTATCCGCCAGTTCGGAAACATCATAATATACACACATTCGGATGAAAAAGTTTGAAATGGGACAACATTTGCTTCTTGAGGTGTATGATTGCACCTTTCAGCAGATGAATTCGTGTGATTTTCTTCTTTCAATCTTTACAAAAGCAATTTTAAAGTCAGAAATGACAATTTTGAACGCATTCACGCATAAATTTAATCCTTGTGGTGTCACATTGATCTTTGCACTCGCTGAAAGTCATGTTTCCTGTCATACTTGGCCAGAAAAAGGTTGTATGAGTGCTGATTTTTACACTTGTGGCGAAAAAGATCCAAAAATAGCTGCTAAATACATCATTGACAACTTATATTCCGAAGATTATCGAGTTCGAGTAGTAAAACGGTAAAAAATAGGTATAAATAAAAACAGCAAACTTTTTGTGTATATAGTGGCTTCTAGGGCATTCAAAGATATCAACTTGTCATTCAAACGTCATCCTGTGACGAATGATTTGGTGACGATTCGTGATGAGGATGCAATCAAAAGGTCTATTAAAAACATAATTTTCACAATTCTTGGTGAAAAACCATTTGAACCTAATTTTGGTTCAGTGATTAATGATGCTTTGTTTGATTTAAATACAGATTTGAATGAAATACGAATTCAAGATGAGATTACATCATCTCTGAAGGAATATGAACCAAGAATTAGCAATATCATTGTGACTGTTACAGTTGCACCCGATACGAATGAAATGAATTGCACTGTTCAATATGATATTGTTGGTCTTTCCACTCCACCACAAGAAGTGGATGTTCTTCTTTTCCCAGCTAGAGTATAATGGCTTTCGGTCAATACGTTAATTTAGATTTTGATCAAATTAAAACGTCCATCAAAGATTATTTGAGGGCGAATACGAATTTTACTGATTATGATTTTGAAGGGTCAAACCTTTCGATCATTATCGACGCATTAGCATATAATACATACACAACTGCCTATAATACCAATATGGCAGCAAATGAGTGTTTTCTTGACTCCGCTACACTTCGAGAAAACGTTGTTGCACTTGCCAGAAACATTGGATATGTTCCGAGATCAAGAAGATCTGCAAGAGCTAGAATATCATTTCTTGTAGATGGTCTTGTTGAAACATCAACACTCACACTCAACTCTGGCATTGTCTGTAATGGTGCTGGTGACAATACAAACTACATCTTTTGTCTTCCAGAGAGTATTACAATTCCTGTTGTGAATGGAGTTGCTGAGTTTAGTAATATTGAGATCTTTGAAGGTAATTTTGTAACACAGGAATTCACTGTAGATACTTCTCTATTCAATCAAAGATATATTTTAGATAATTCATTCATTGATACATCAACAATTAAGGTTCGAGTTAAACCATCCTCATCAGCAACCTCTTCTGTTACATACAAACAAATTGATAATATTGTTGGTGTGACATCCACATCAAACTCTTATTTGTTACAGGAAATTGAAGATGAAAGATATGAGTTGATCTTTGGTGATAATGTAATTGGTCGAAAACTGAATAATTCAAATGTGATCACAGTCACTTATATTGTATCAGATGGAAAAGGTGGAAATGGTGCATCTGAGTTTAGTTTTGTTGGAAATATCACAAATCAAGATGGTGGATCTATTAATTCATCATTAATCAGTCTTGTTACAACGGATGAAAAATCAAGAGATGGTGATGATATTGAATCAATCTCTTCAATCAAGTATTATGCACCTCGAATCTATTCTTCACAGTATCGTGCGGTTACGTCATCTGATTATGAATCAGTTTTAGGTTTCATTTATCCAAACGTTGAATCTGTAACAGCATTTGGTGGTGAGGAGATGTCTCCACCTCGTTTCGGTAAGGTATTCATCTCAGTCAAACCTCGAAATGGTGATTTTCTATCAGATGAAACAAAAAGAGAATTAATTCAAAAATTAAAGAGTTATGCAGTTGCTGGTATCGTGCCAGAGTTTCTTGATCTTAAATACTTGTATGTTGAACTTCAAGTTAATCCATATTACAATCCAAGTTTAAATGATAACGTTGAGAATCTTAAGACTGGAGTTTCAAATGCACTAACTCAATATTCAAGGTCAATTGATGTGAATAAGTTTGGTGGTCGATTCAAATACAGTAAGGCTATCTCTTTAGTGGATAGCGTTGATTCATCAATTACCTCAAATATTACTCTTGTCACAATTCGACGTAATTTAAAAGCAGTAATCGGACAATTTGCTCAATATGAAGTTTGTTTTGGTAATCATATTCACAGTCAGGAGTCTGCATACAATGTTGTTTCGACTGGATTCACAATTGAAGGCGTAACGGGCACTGTCTATATGGCTGATGAGGTTGTAGATCGTGAAACAGGTCGTATGTTCTTTTTCACATACACAGAGGGTGGTACTCCAAATATTATTAAGAAAAATGCTGGAACAGTTAAATATTTGATTGGTGAAGTTCTTATAGATACTTGTAATATAACATCAACAGTAATTGCAAATAACGTGGTTGAAATTCAAGCAATTCCTCACTCAAATGATGTTGTTGGTCTTCGAGATTTATACATTAAACTTGATATGTCAAATACCACCATTAATATGTTTGAAGATGTAATCTCATCTGGTGAAAATACATCAGGATCAAGATTTCCCCATATTCATAGTTATTATACTCCAACATTTACTCGTAAGTCAAACTCTCCAGTCTCAACCACCACTACGTTGCTTCCCTCAACAGCGTCTGGAACTTCAACAACCACTACAACTGGTGGAACATACGCAAGTACAACCACAACAAGTACAACCACAACCAGCACACCTACATCATCGGGTGGTGGCGGTGGATCTAGCTCTGGCGGCGGATATTAATGATTGACACATCAATACAAAGAGTTGAAATTAATCAGGTAATTGAAAATCAGTTACCTGAGTTTGTGCAAACAGAAAGCCCACTTTTTGTGGATTTCATGAAGCAATACTACATCTCCCAAGAATATCAGGGAGGTTCAACAAATATTGCTGAAAATTTAGATCGATATACAAAACTACAAACCTATGTCGGTGCTGCACTGACTGAATTTACTGGATTATCAACAGATACTCAGTCTTTTTCAAGCACAATTTTTGTTGATAGTACAAAAGGTTATCCAAGTAAATATGGATTACTTAAAATTGATGATGAGATTATTACATATACAGGAGTTGGTACAACTTCATTTACTGGTTGTGTTCGTGGATTCAGTGGTGTATCGAATTTAGATCAACCTACTCGACCAGATCTTGTTGAATTTAATGCATCTGTTGGAGCTGCACATACTGGTGGAAGTAAAGTTCATAATTTATCAAATCTTTTTATTCGTGAGTTTTTCAATAAACTTAAAACAACTTATGCAAGCGGTTTTGAAAATCGTAAGTTAGATAGCGATATTGATCAAGTTAAGTTTATTCGTCAAATTAAAGACTTTTACCGCACAAAAGGAACAGAGGAATCATATCGAATTTTATTCAGAGCATTATATGGTGAAGAAGTTAATATTATCAAACCATCTGAGTTTTTAATTAAACCATCTGATGCTGATTATGGTTTCGGTCAAGATTTTGTCGTGAAACCAATTACAGGAGATCCAAGAAATTTAAAAGGATCAACTCTATTTCAAGATAAAGATGAGGACGATAATAATATTCAGGGTGCTTCAGGTGCAATATCAGATGTTAAGGACTTTTTATATGGTGGAGAACATTATTATCAAATTACTGTATCTCAAGATTCAATTGATGGTGACTTTGTAGTTCCAGGCAGAACTCGTGTTGTAAATCCAGTTACTATTGGTTCAACTGTGATGACAGTTGATACAACTGTCGGATTCCCGACAAGTGGTGTTTTATCATTACCAACAGCGAGTGTTGCTGGTGTTGTCACATATACAGGTAAAACATCAAATCAATTTGTTGGACTACCAACAGCTGTCGATGTTTTAAACATCGGTGACGATGTAAGATATAATAATGTTGCGTATGGATACTCCTTTGCAAATAATACTAAAAAAATCGAAGTTTTAATCACAGGTGTTTTAAAAGATTTTCCAATACCAGATAATACTTTTTACTTTAATAAAGGAGATAAAGTTAAAGTTGGATCATTTGGTGTTAATAAAAGCACTGAGGATGCGAATTTTGGATCATGGGTTTATAACACAGCTGTTAAATTTACTCCAAAAAATATTATAAGACAATCAAGCAGTAGTTTTAATATTGAAATTTTTTCTGATCATGGATTTTTAGAAGAAGATTCAATTGAAGTTTTAGATGGTCAATCAAATCAAATCGGAGTTGGTCGTGTTTTAAGTGTCATTAGTAGTAACACATTTATTTTAGGTGATTTGCCTGGCGTTGGTGAATTTAATATTGCTTTTATTCGTAGAATTTTAAAGAGAGGTAATAGTTCTCTACATGACAACATCACAAAATATACGACTGATGTTCAAAACGTTTATGATCATGAGAGTGAAAATGCGTTTGCATTACCTCCACACCCTCACGCATACGTTACATCACCCTCAATACCAAGTTTAGGTAATGAACCTATCGTTGCACCAGATCGTTCTGTAACATGGACTGGCGCGACTGGTGGTGACGTTATACAGTTAATACAGGTAACAGAGGGTGCAGCTGATCATGGATTCTATTCTGGAGAAGTTGTAACTTATAATGTGATTAGTGGATTTTTGGGACAACTCATCGATGGAAAAAATTATTATGTAAGTCGTGTAAGTTCAAATAATATTCGTCTTGCGAACTCACTACCCGATCTTGTCAATGGTGATTTTGTAGATGCAACAGGTAGTGGAACATTTAAAATTTCGGTTCCAGAGTTAGCAAACAAAAAACTTGATCATCAAAAATTATTAAAGAGAATATCTCTCAATCCAGTGTTTGATGGAGCGAGGCGTGAGACAGCGCCAGGCACGACTGGCATCCTTGTAAATGGTACAGAGATATCAAACTATAAGTCAGGTGATGTTATACAATTTGGTGGTATTGAATCAATAGATGTATTAGATGGTGGATCACAATATGATGTAATTACACCACCAACAGTGTCTGTTGAAAGTTTAACTGGTGCTGGTGTAAGTGCAACGGCAAACGTTAAGGGTTCATTTGAAAGAATTGATATCATAGATCCAGGCTTTGACTATGTTGCACCACCTGTGATTGAGATTAGTGGCGGTAATGGTCAAAATGCAATTGCAAGAGCGAGATTAAAACAAATTGATCATTTTATTGATTTTGATGCATCATCTACAGGTAATATAATTAATATTTCAGAGGATACAATTGGTTTTGGAACATTTCATAAGTTCCGTGATGGAGAGGCTGTAATTTATAAAACATTCAATACTGGTGCGATTGGTATTGCAAGTGCTGGTAATGATACAACCGATATTCAATTAACTCCAGATCAAAGGCTTGTTGATGAGTCAATTTATTTTGTATCTAAAGTTAATAATACAACTATCAAGCTTGCAAACAATCAGAATGATGCACTCACTAAATCAAATCTTATCAATCTCACTGGATTTGCAGATGGATCACAAAGATTTCAAAGTTTAAATAAAAAACTCGTATTAGGTCAAATTATTGTAGAAAATCCTGGCGAAGGATATGAAAACAAAAGAAGATTAGTTCCTACAAGTGGTATTAACACATATTCTGATTTTATTGAATATACAAATCACGGATTTAAAGATGGAGAACTAATTCGTTATTCAAGTAGTGAAGTCAAGATTGGTGGATTAGACACTGATCAAGATTACTATGTTTTAAAAATAAATGATGATCGATTCCGTCTTGCAGCTGCTGGTATTGGATCAACTTTATCAGACGCAAATTATATTTCAAAACAATTTGTTGGATTAACCTCGATTGGATCGGGAGATCATGTGTTTAATTACCCACCAATCACAGTAAATGTAAAAGGTGTTGTTGGTATTAATACAACTCATCCAGAAAACTATCATGCAAGAGTTAATCCGATTGTTCGAGGATCTTTAACTTCAATTAATGTTGAAAAACCTGGCTTAGGTTATGGTAATGATACAACATTTAACTTTAGTATTCCACCAACGGTTCGGGTATCATCTGGATCATCTTCAGAATATAAAGCTATCGTTACAAATGGAAGAATACAATCTGTAATTGTAACTCGTTCTGGTGCAGAATATACATCTGCTCCTGATTTGCAGATTCTTGGCGATGGTGTTGGTGCAAAAATTATATCATCTATTAGTAATGGTAGAGTTGATTCAGTCACCATTGATAATGGTGGTGTTGGATATTCAACTGCAACTGTAGCAGTTCAAGAAACAATTCCTGGCACTGGTGCAATATTTCTACCAAAAATTAGATCTTGGTCAGTTAATAATGTTAAAAGATATGAGGATATATTTTATGGAGATGATGGATTTCTATCAAGAGGTGATAATGATGAAGGAATTAAATTTACATCATTCTATGCACCTAGAGGTTTAAGAAAAATACTTAAACAAAAAAATAGTGATGGAACAATTGATTATACATCGAATGATCTTAATCTTCTAAACAATGCAGAACAACCATCATTGAATCACTCACCAATTATCGGATGGGCATATGATGGTAATCCAATTTACGGCCCTTATGGATATGACCGTAAAGATGGTGGTTCTGTCAGAATCATGACATCTGGATATTCTCTAAAAACAAATCGTGACGGTGGCCCTCCAATATCTA